ACAATATCCACGTTGCCCCTGAACTGTTATGTTCGGGTAGATGGCAACCGTGAGGAATTGGACCCGAAACCAGCCTGGGTTACGAAACCAGATGTAGACCTGCCCCGTGAAGCGTTTTACAACTCGCTCATCGTCAGCTTGCTGTTAGACGGTAACGCTTTCATCCGGGTATTCTCGAACCGGCGTGGCGAGATAGTGAACCTGACGGTCCTGAACCCGCTGACCGTGGACATCAAACGCAACTCTGTCGGCAAAGTCACTTTCACCGTTGAGGGTGAGGGGAGACCACTCAACTCAGAGTCAATCATTTGGATTCCTGACGTTGTTCGCCCTGGTGAGCTACGCGGTGTCTCCAGGGTCAAAGCTTTGAAAGAAAACTTTGGGCTTGCTATGGGTCTTGAAAAATTTGCGGCTTCATTCTTTGGGCAAGGCACTAACCTCAGCGGAATCATTGAGTTCCCCGGCAACCTGACCGCAGAGCAAGCTTCAAATCTTGTCAATGGATTCGATAACCGCCATAAAGGATGGCGTAAGGGTCACAAAACTGGGGTACTGTCCGGCGGGGCAACCTTCAAAGCGACCCAGATTGACCCGGCTCAGTCGCAAGCTTTGGAAGCCAGACACATGGCTGTGGAGGATATCGCCCGTGCCTTCAATATTCCACCCAACCTGCTCGCTCTACCGGGTACTACATCCTATGCGAGTGTCGAGCAGACCAACCTTGCCTGGGTGACTCACGGGTTGCGACCTATCATCGCCAAGATTGAGGGGAGCATTAGCCCACTTTTGGCGCGGTCCCCGCGTGGAGAGACCGCATACATCAAGTTCAACCTGGATGGGCTCATCCGTGCCGACATTGCGGCTAGGACCTCAGCATACTCGACTGGTCTACAGGCGGGATTCCTGACAATCAACGATGTTCGCAGGTTGGAGGACCTCAAACCTATGGATGACCCATCGGCTGAGATGGTCCGGGTGCCTCTCGCCAACGTGGACCTTGACGATTCCGGCATCACCGCTATCAAGAGCAAGGTTGAGGCTGCACAGCAACTGGTCCTGGTTGGATTCAACCCAGCGCAGGTCCTGGAGGCACTCGGATTGCCTGCTATCGAGCACACTGGTTTGCCTAGCTCGCAACTTCAGCCCGTAAGTCAGGTGGACCCCGAGGACCCCGAGGAACCATACGAGGATGAGGTGAAGAATGCCGATTCTGAATAGTCAAATCACGTTATCGGACACGACCCGCACAGTAATCGTGGGTAGAGACAATATGCCTCACGATGTCACGATTCACAACATGACAAAAAGCTCAAACGAGTATATACATTTGGGAAACGAGACCATGACCTTGCTAAACAGTATCCACATTGACCCGGGTGAGACTATTCAGCTGACAATACTCCCGGGTGACGCACTTTACGGTATGTCTGACCCCGATGGTCTCGTAGCAGGTGTCTTGGATATTCAGAGGACAGACTAATGCCTTATTTCATCACCGTTGAAGCCGACAGTTGCTCTGGATGGGCTGTTGTGAAAGAAGATGGCGAAGTGGTTGGTTGTCATAAAGACAAAGAAGGGGCAATCAAGCAGATGGTTGCGGTATCTCAGGATAAAGGTATAGAACCTGGCGGGACCTATTACGGTCCAGAACCCTACGAGGGGAGTTCAGCCCGCGCATCGGCGGATTCCCTAGACCGGGGTGATTTTGTCCGCTGGAGGGCGTCTGGAGGCGTTGCACAGGGTCAAATACTCCGTATCTCCCGGTCCGAACCGATAGACGTGCCTGATTCTGACTTTACGATTGACGCAAGTGAGGATGACCCTGCGGCACTCATCCGTATCTTCCGTGAAGGAGCAGATGGTTGGGAGCCAACCGACACGCTGGTCGGGCACCGATTCTCCACGCTGACGAAAATCGCAGACCTGCGCTCGTATGAGGATAAAGACAAGAAAAAGGGTAAGCAGATGCGGGCAGTCAATCTTGACGCCCCAGCTTTCATGCGTGCGTCAGCTCGGCAGGGTCTCAAGTATGTGGAGGAAGGCAAGGGCGGTGGCGGATTGACGCCCAAGACCATTCGTGAAGCCCGTGCTATGGCTCAGGGTAACGTGACCGCAGAGAAGTGGGTCAGGCTACGCGCTTGGATAGCTCGCCATATGCCAGACCTGGATGCTCCTGCGGCAGACCCGGACAATGACAATTATCCCAGCCCTGGTGTAGTCGCTCACCTATTATGGGGAAGTGGTCCCACGAAACGTGGCGCAGAACGAGCAATGAAGTATGCTGACCGTGTGGTTGGTAGACTGGAAGCCGAGCAGAAAGACAGGGGAGACACTTTGCCTGCTATTGAGACCCGTGAGACACCACTCGATGAGATGGAGGTGCGCGAAAACAAAGACGGTATGTTCTTTGAGGGTTATGCCGCATTGTTCGATTCGCCTAGCAAGCCATTACCGTTCACAGAGCGTATTGCTCCTGGAGCTTTCATCCGGTCACTCAAGTCCCGCAACGACATCAAACTGTTGTGGAATCACGACACGAGTGAAGTGCTTGGCTCCACCCGGGCAGGCACGCTGAAACTGGTTGAGGATGAACGCGGTCTGAAGGTTACAGCGCAACTGCCTAACACTACGACTGGTCGTGACGCCGCAGAACTGCTGAAACGTGGAGACGTGGATGCTATGAGCTTTGGTTTCACGGTCCCGCGTGGAGGTGACGACTGGTCCGAGGATGGCTCTGAGAGGACTTTGCGTGAGGTTATGCTTCACGAGGTAAGCATTGTGGCGTTCCCAGCCTACGAGGAAACATCAGGTAAGGCTACGGTCCGTGGTCTGGAAAAGGTTGCCCGTAGAGCAAACGTGGACTTGGATGCTCTCTCCGATGCTCTAGTCAAACTGGAGATGGGTGAGGAAATGACTGAAGAAGATACCCGACTGCTGAATGAGGTATTAGACTCAATCGCACCAGAAAAGCCAGCCGAGCCAGACGAGGCAGACGATAAGAGCAAGGCTATGCTGGAACTCAAGAAGTACAAATTGAACCTATTGGAGCTAATCAATGGCTAAAGAAAAAGACATCAAGGATGCCATCCTCAAGGTGGCGGGCAACCCGGAGAGTGGAGCTATCCATTCTTTGGCAGGTCAGATGGCTAAGGCAATCCTGGAACTCGATAACCCAGCCGAGCCAGAGTCACCGCGGGCAGAAAAGCCTAAGCGTGAAGTCAGAGTGACTGAACCTACTGAGGTAAGGTAGATACAAAAATACCCCCAGAGCCAATAAGCTCCAGGGGTATTCTTGTCTCAGCGGATGTAATGTAATCCGCAGGCTTGCTCGAACCGTTCACGGTCAAATTTGGGATTGTCACGCTCGAACACATCACTCAAGCGTTCCACTAGCAACTCATAGTCACTAGCACCCATCTCCAATGCGCCAGCAACAGCTTCAGCGATTGTGATGTAATCTTTACGACTCATCATTCTTCTCACCTCCAATCGGGTGGGCTCGACGCCACAGCCAAATGACCTCTCGCTTGGTGTAGTAGAGGTACTTGTGCCAGCTGGGTTCATGGCGACCATCACAGTCAAGGTAATAGTAGCCATCCTTGGTCACGGTAATGTCTTTCACAGTTGGTCTAGACATCTTCATTCTCCATTCTCTCAATCAGGGCTTCATTGCGAATCTCCATGCCGACCATAGCTTCCAGCTTGGAGAGGGCATCCACCGCATCGCGGTAGTTTTTGTTACAAACATCATGCAGTTCATCCCGTACCGTCTGGATTGTTTCAGCACGGCGCTCAGAGCCACGTTGTACCTTGAACCCGTCAGACCGTTCAGATATCCAAGCCATGCGATTCCGCATAGTATTCAACTGGACAGTCACATCGTGTAAGGCGTCAGAGTATAGTTCCCAGTAGACGCTTTCATCAGTTCGTACTTTATCCATTGTCTTCCTCCATTCTTCATTTGGTCGGTGCGTTCAGCACCTTCCATTCTTCAAAGGGCATAGCAGGGAATCGTTGCCCAGCAAGGTTGCTTCCGCAAGCATCGCAACGGGCACGACTGAAAGCGACAAAACCATCTTCATCGTCATTCGGTGAGATGTAAATGAAAGCACCACTAGCGGTGCTAGCCACTTCCCAGTAACGGTCAGAACTCAGTCCGTCAAGCGAACCGTGCTCATGCCAGTAAAGGCAGTCTAGACATATCATTACTTTATCCATTGTGTTTCTCCATTCTTCAGATGGAGGGGCAGGGGACCAAAGTCCCCCACCCCATCCGATTAGACACCAGCGTAGGCGTGAGCCCAACGGTGTATCCGGTCAAGGTACGCCCCAGGTTTCACCTCAGCCGTATAACGAGCAATCAAGGTGTAACCATATGGACGCGGTTCGCCAGATAACGTGCGACCCTGAAACCACTCGCGGTCAGCAAAGACAGAGGCAGTACCTCCACCCCAACGAAGCAAGTAAGCCATACCGTTCTGGATTAGACCAACCCGGTAGGTTTCACTTTCATCGTATTCACCACGGGGCTCCAACGGGTAACGGTAGAAAATATCGTTAACCTGGAGTTGCACGTTGTAACCATCCCAACCAAACTGAACCGGCTCAACCAGCTCCCATCTTGGTCGGTTAGGTAGGTCAGACAGAAACGCATGAGCCGCAGTTCCCTCAACGGGTAGCCCATCGTCAGTTGTCCATTTGTGTTTCATCAGATTCTCCAATCAGTTAGTGTGAACCCACTGCATCGTTGTCACGAGCAAGTGGTCGTAATCACCAGAGGTAGCTTCCGCAAGGTAAGCGTCAATCTCACCGGCAGGAACACCAGCACGACGCATAGCTTTTTGGACACGACCAAGGATGGAA